GAGCGAAGGGCTTAATACTCAGCTAAATATATTACTAAAAAATTATGGTATAAATTTGGAGTTTTAAAAAAGATTTTTTAAACTTTGCCTAACCAAACGAAAAGAAAATGATTAGTAACGCTGAACAAGTGATCAAGCCTGATCACTATCAAGGAAAGGGAGGACTTCAGGCCATCGATGTGATCGAGGCTTTTGGGCTTGGGTTCTCCCTAGGTAACGTCGTAAAATATGTCTTAAGAGCTGGCAAAAAAGAAGATCGGCTCAAGGATTTAGAGAAAGCTATGGAGTATTTAAAATACGAAATAGAGAACACAAAAAAAATTGCTAAGGAAGTCGAAGCTTATATCGCAAGCCTACCAGAGGATTTATAGTGAAAACTAGAAACCAGATAATCGAGGAGCTGTATCTTTCAAAGGATATAAGCCAGGCGCTTCGTAAGATGCAACCGGCTAGCCTCCGCGACGATCTTAGGCAGGAAATGTTTATCTCCTTATGCAACCTATCAGATCAAAAGTTCTGGAACCTTTACGAGAATAATGCGCTGAAGTTCTACCTGGTCAGGGCCATGTTAAACATGATCAGAAGCACTGGAATGAATCAGCCTTTCTTCCGTAACTTCCGGGCTAAGTTTGAATCGATCGAGGAGATTGAAAACCTGGAAGATAAGATCGACAATTCAAAGGACCAGAAGGAGATTCTATTCGATTTGCTAGATAGTAAAAGGAAGACGCTATGCTGGTATGAAGACAGACTGCTGGATCAATACGTCGAATCTGGATTTAATCAGATGGACGTCCACAGAAAAACAAAGATACCATATCCGTCGATCGTCAAAACTATCGCGTTAATCAAAAAGAAACTCAAGGATGAATAAGAAGCCGGATGAATTTGCAAGGGATCTATTTAATAATTGCCTTTACTTTACTGGATCTAAACTAATGGCGCGAGAGTGCGCTCTGTTTGTTTGCAGTAAATTTATAGAATACTGCAATCGAATGGATGACAAGTGCTATCATATTGAAGTCCAGGAAGCTCTTTATAAAATTGAAATAGTATGATACAATTAATTGCTTCAGTGGCTTTTGTCACGTTCTGGAATATGAATTCTTTCCCTTATAACTTAGGCTTAAACTTTAAGCCATTCAACTGCGCGCCATGCCTAGGCTTTTGGGTGGCTCTTGGATTGATGTTTTCACCTGAGTTATTGTCTACGATCCTAGCGGTTTCCTTTGGAGCTGGTGTGATCGCTGCGATTATCGAGAAACTATTAGTGAAATTATTACAAAATTTATGACAAATCACGACATCAAATTTATCCAAGACAATATCATTAACTTTGAATCTGTGGCCCTTGGTTATACTCGTAATATCGATCACGCGGTCCTCAATGAGTATCACGAAATCTATAAGCGATCCCTGGATCCTAGCTTCGTTTTAAATTCTTGGTGCGGTGGATGCGTATTTGATATGCTTAAGCGATTAAATCATCATTACGAGAATGTAATCTCAGCTAAGCAAGCGGAGGCAGTAAACCAAACTAACCAATTAAATGACGAAATCAAAGCTAAGAATCCTCGCGGTAGGAAGTCAAAGTAGTGGCGTAACTTATCACAGATTAGCGCTTCCTTTGTCGATCATGGAGAAGGAATACTGCCTGATCACTGACACGATTACAGAGGATTTATTGAAGGAGAAAAACTTCAACATCGTAGTCATAAATCGGTTCCTGGAATCGACGCCTTTGCTTCAGCTTTTAGAATGGCGTCAGAAGTTTGGATTTAAATTGGTGGTAGATATTGATGATTATTGGATTCTGTTTGATAAGCACTTGAGCGCTGGCACCTATCGCAAGCTAGGGATTACTAGAATTATAAAAGATTATATCAAATATGCTGATCTAATTACAACTACTCATAACAGACTTTATTTAGAAATATTCCAAATAAATAAAAACTGCGAGATCCTTCCAAACGCTTTGCCATTCGATAAGGATCAATTTACAAAGGTCCGCAAGCAGAATGAACGCGTGACTATTGCTCACACCGGATCGATAACTCACTACCCAGATATTCAGCAACTCAAGAAACCAATCGAGGAGCTGGCAAAGTCCAGAGTCTTTAGAGATAATACCAGGATGCTTCTTTGCGGATGGAATGAATTTAATAAATGGCACTGGGAGCAAATGGCTAATTTATACACTGCAAACGAGAAACTAAATTATATGATCCTGGAATCGATGCCGGTAAATCTATACATGAATTTCTACCTAGAGGCTGACATGCTTGTAGTTCCTTTGCTGGATAATAAATTCAACAGACTAAAGTCTAATCTTAAAGCCCTGGAAGCAGGAGCAAAAAACATTCCGATCCTAACCTACAAACGAGCGCCTTACGATGACATTCCGACGATCTTCGAAGTAGATAATTGGGAACGCGATATTAAACGAATGGCATTCAGCAAACAGATGCGCGATGACTATGGCTATAAAAATGGAGAATATGTCCGAGAGCATTATGACATATTTAAAATTAATGAGGTTCGATTTGCTATTTATTCAAAACTAATCGAATAATATGCCGGTCATTAAATGCAATAATGGAAAATACAGAATCGGATCAGGTGCTTGCATCTATGACACTGAAGCAAAAGCAATCGAAGTATATCAGGCTATCTTAGCCGGTGGCAAGTTTGCTGAATCTTATAATGACTATCCAGAGGCTGCGACTAATAACGCAAAGAGAGCGCTTGATTATGCAGAAAAAAATGGCTGGGGATCTTGCGGAACTCCAGTAGGCAAAGCTCGCGCTAACCAGCTGGCAAATAAAGAGGCCATATCGAGAGACACGATTGCAAGAATGGCTAGCTTCAAAAGACACCAGCAGAACAAAGACGTTCCCTATGGCAAAGGATGTGGCGGTTTGATGTGGGATGCCTGGGGAGGCACCGAGGGGATTGAGTGGGCGATTAGAAAATTAGAACAAATAGATAATGCAAGCAACGGCTAAAGAATTTTTTGATACGGAGATCAATGCTGGAGTAACTCCTGAGAATCCAGACTATTGGAATCTAATGATGGAGACTGCCAACATTATTGAGCAGTACGATCCTAAGAGCGTCATCGAGATCGGGGCAGGAATGGGTACGCTAGGCGAATGCTTGACAAAGCTAAAAATAAACTATTACGGCATTGAACCAAATAGGTATCACAAAGCTTTTGCTAAAAAGAGGGGGCAATTATTGCATGGTTTAAAGAATTATCCAAACCAATGTGACCTAATTGTGAGCATCGAGGTGTTTGAACATCTAACAGATAAGCAGATTATTGACTATTTAGAGAGCATCGAGGCTAAATACCTGCTACTTTCTTCGACTCCTTACACTACCACGCCAGAGCGCGATGCCTGGTGGGGGCATATTAATATAAAATCGACTGATCAATGGATCGAATTTATGGCTGAATATGGTTATAGCTTACAGAAACGCCTGACAATACCGACGGATTGGACCTTATTATTCAAAAAATGAAAGAAAAAAAACCAGTAACAGCCAAGCAACCAGTCGAAAAGATCAGAGAATCAGACTTGATCATGGAGTGGGCAAATAAATATATCGACTATTGCCTGGATTCCACTAAGGAGGTAGCAACTGGGGCCGGTGTTCGTATCATTAGAGAAAGACATTTACCGACAATTAGCTACTTTTTACTGATCTGGCTACCAAGACAAGGCGCTCAATTTTATAAGCGCTCCAATTGGTATAATGTATTAAGCAAATCAGAGCATCCTTTGCACAAAGAGGTAAAAGAGATCGATGAAATGTTTCGCGCTCTAGCGGCCGATATTGTGGCCAATGAGGGAAAGGGTATCTTCTACGCTAAGAATCTCTTAGGATGGACGGATCGAGCTAAGAATGAAGAGAAACAAGAAGTAATCATAAGCTTTGCAAACGAAGATCACACTTCCTAGGCCACACACTAACCAAGCGAAGGTCTTAAATTCAAAAGCAAGGTTCAAGGTGTTAATGTCCGGCAGACGATGGGGTAAGTCCTTAATCTGCCAGGTCATCACTTGTCTTGAATCCATGCAAGGAAAACGCGTCGCGTACATCACACCGACGTATCTATTAGCAAAGGCTTTCTTTGATGAGCTGGCTTTATTGATGCCGGCTAATGTGGCGATACCTAATAGATCAGACTTAACCTTCAAGCTAATCACTGGAGGATCAATAAGATTCTTTACTGGAGAGCGTCTTGATAATCTTCGCGGTCTAAAATTTCACTATGTGATCATCGATGAGGCATCGTATATTCCTAACCTGGAAGACGGCTGGAATAATGCAATACGTCCAACGCTTACAGACTTCCAAGGGAAGGCGATATTCTTATCGACACCAAAGGGAAAGAATTTCTTCTACTCATTATTCCTAAAAGGGATCGATCCATCTAGTGAATGGGAATCATTTAAGTTTAGCTCTTACGATAATCCTTACATCTCAGACGATGAAATCGATTCGGCTAGGATGGCACTGCCTGAGGTAGTCTTTGAACAAGAGTACATGGCTAACCCGGCGGAGAATAGTGCGAATCCTTTTGGATCTCAAGCTCTTTCAAAGTGCATCTCTGATATGTCTCAGGAGCCGGTCCGCGTGTTTGGAATTGACCTTGCAAAGTACAGCGACTGGACTGTGATCATTGGACTTGATGCTTCTGGTCATGTGGCTTATTTTGATCGATTCCAAAGTGACTGGGCTAGCACACAGAATAAAATCAGAATGCTTCCAAAGGTTCCGATGCTAGTCGATAGCACTGGCGTAGGAGATCCGGTAGTGGAGCAATTACAGCGCGAAGGATTAGCAATAGAAGGATTTAAATTTACATCCACAAGCAAACAAGAATTAATGTTAGGCTTGCAGGTGGCGATTCATCAAGAGAAGCTTCACTATCCTGCTGGCATGATCCAGGAGGAACTTGAAATCTTCGAGTACCAGTATTCTGCTAATGGTGTAAAGTATTCAGCACCGAGCGGTTTTCACGATGACTGCGTGATGGCTTTGGCTTTGGCCTGGCGCAAGCTAGACTTTAAGGCTGGCACCGGTAAATACAATTTTATTTAAATGCTATTTAATAACGATATGACTTGGAAAGATGTAACTGTATGGCAGTGGATCCAGCTCCAGAATCTCCTTCAAAAAACGGAAGGACTTACAGAGCTTGATATTGCTGTGAAATCTTTGGCAATCCTAACTAACCAAACGGAAAACCAAATAGATTCTTTAAAAATAAAGGATCTAAATAAGCAATTGATTGGAATAAAGTTTATTACTGACACGCTCCCAGAGCCTAAGCCGGTGGACTTTATTAAGACGCCTGGTAGACGATACCGGTGTATCTATGATGTTCGAAATATACCCTATGCCAGGTATTTGGAAACTAAGTTTTTCGGATCTGATGTAGCATTGAACATTCATAAGATAGCCGCCTCTATGGTCATGCCTATGAAGCGTACCTGGAGAGGATGGAAAGTAGCTAAATATGATTCAGCAAAACACGAGCAGTATGCTGAGGATTTACTGGAAGCGCCATTCGAACAAGTATACGGATCGATAGTTTTTTTTTGTCAAGTATTCAACGACTCGATAAGGAGTTTATCGGGCTATTTCAAGACGGAATCGATCAAGCTTGGGATGACGGAAGAGGAGGCAGAGATGTTAGTGCAGGGTTTATGCGACGCTTTGGATGGATCTACCAGGCTACTATTATCGCAGAACACGAAAGAATAAAGCTGGAGGAAGTTTACGAGCTTCCAACGATCCAAGCCTTAAATGATTTGTCTTACATTAAGAGTAAAAACGCGCACGATCGCGAACAAATAAAACAAGCGTATGGCAAGCATTAGTCAAGCTCAAGCTAGTTTAGGATCAGACTTTACAGCTGGAGGAATATCCAAAGGTAATGAAGTTGTGTTTAATGCTGTCGAGGCTATTATGACTCAGGCAGCTTTTGAGTTTATACAGCTAGCTAAAAAAAGACTAACTCAGAGAGGTAAGATTGACACTGGTAATTTGTCGGATATTGTGGTCACAGAAATAAAACAGAGTGGCACTAAGTATTCTCTGACAATAGGATATGATAAAAGCAATCCAGCATCAGAGTACTATGATTATAATGACAAAGGAGTAAAAGGAATAGGCGGATTTAAAGGCACACTTCCAAGAGGATTTCAGGAGCCGATAAACACTCCTTATAGTTTTAAGAATCTCAGACTATCAAGTGGCTTTATTGACTCTATTACTCGCTGGTATTTGCGCCATAAATCATATATCCGCAATGAGGACCAAAGAAAGAATTTAAGTGGCTTACAGCGTAAAAGAAAATCTCTTGGCAATGTTGTAAGCGAGACAGAAAAGATTAGGAACCTAGCAATAGCTACAGCGAGAAACATAAAGCGCAAAGGTATTTCCAGGACTGGATTCTTTGAGGACAATATCGAAGAGGCTTTTGGTCAAGACTTCCAGATTAAACTAGCTAAGGCCCTAGGACAAGACGTAGCATTAAACATTAAACAAACATTCAAATAATGGCGATCACTATTGAAAGCATTCCTGCAAGTTACTCTTCAGCTCATGACGCTCTTTGGCATGTCGTAAGCTCTACCAACGTAGGATCAACAAATTTCAAATACATATTTGATATTCAAATTAATTCTGTAACTGTAGCAAGTTTTAAGGTTTATCCAGATGTAAATAATCTGGGCGTCATTGATTTCGGACCTATTGTCAGAAACTACTTTGCAAGCCAGCTTGTAGACGATGGATCTGGATTTGTAAGAGCTGCGGATGGATTCCTTCATGTTGATTACACGATCCGATATGGCGAAGATTTTAATGGAATAGCGCAACCGAATTTGACTTCCGGAACTTACAGAGGCTGGAATTTTTCTCTAGATCCTTTCCGTAATCCTATCACTACTTATTCAAATAAATTCCTAACATCTCGAGATCGGAATGCAGCTAAGGTAATATCTGGAGAGTCATTCTTAATTACTTATTTCAATGCAGACTTAGCCTCCTCGCTAACTGCTACAATCCAGAATCTAAATGAAGACGGAACCAATAACGGAAACGCTTCGACTGGATCTAACTTTTTACCTAGCGCGGTGCATGGAATTATTTTAGATTTATCTCCTACTTCAATAAATTCTTATTTAGGCATTACAAAGATAACTGCTTCGACTTATGCTTACCGGGTATCAATAGGAGCTGACTCGATAGTTATTACTCAAACCTGCGCGCCTAGATTTACACCGGTGCAAATAGTATTCCAGAATCAATACGGAGGATATGATCAGTTTGCCTTCAGATTACTATCGCGCCAAAATAGAAAGATGGATCGCAAAACTTATACACGCTCAGGATATGAAATTAACGCTTCGACTAAAACGATGGATTTCAAAGATTCTTCTAACATTTTTTATGGTGGCTCAAGAAGTTTCACGACTGGCATCGATTATTCTTACCTTGTAATCAGTGACTA